TGGATAAACCTGCGCGCAACGCGTAACTTGTTATCGCTCTCCGCGGCAAGGGTGCGCGTGTACTTCAACAACTCTTTTAGATTTTCAACTTCCTGTGTGCTCATTCATAACCCCATAAAGTGCAATCAAACTGGCGTCAGCCCGCCCGTCATCTCTTTTGCGTGAAAAACTCGACGCGTTATTAGGAAACATTTGCTGCGCCAATGCTCGTGCGCCATCCTTGCCACCCGTCAGCCTAACTTTGCGTTGCCACACAAGCGGCGGCACAAAGTGGTAAGGAATCTGTAAGGATGCAAGCACGCCTTCAACATTGCCGAGTGAGCGCCCAAACGAAAACATGGAACTTACACCCTGCCCCGGCATAGCAGAAACCTGCTCGATATACGCGGTGCATTCATAGTCAATCAGGTAAGCCGCCAAGTGCGTATGCAATTCGTGTGGCGACACAAAGTTCTTGACAGCCTTTCCAACGGTGCGCTGCACAATGGGCATGTCAATCACGTCAATAAGTTTCTTGCCTTGAAGTGTTGCAATTGCACCACTTGCCCCTGGATCAATACCAATAATTAGTTTGTTCATAGCTTTCCATTTGGCGGTAAAAAGTTTCAAGTGTCCAACCTTTTCCGACGAACGGCAAAAAAAATGCCCGCAAGCGGCGGGCAAAAACCAACAGGAGGGGAGTTCCGTATCTATTCTACGCCAGCACCAATGAACGGTGCAAGGCCCATTTCCTTTGCTTTCTTACGCAATTGGTTCGCCACTGGCTTGATGCTCATCGTGGTAGCTTTTTGCATCATTTGCGCTGCGAGTTTTGGATCAAGCATTGCTTCAGCCATCAAGCGCGAAATCTCTTCATCAGGCAAACGGTATAAGAAATCAAGCGGACGCGCTAACGTGCGAATGGTTGTGTTATCCGCCATGGCGTCAGAAAAGATTGCGCCAATCAAGTTAGCGGTTGAAAAGTTCTTAAACGTATCGCTTCCGGGACGCTTTGCAACGGCTGATGTGGTTGACGCTGAACGATCAAGATCGCGCATAAGGTCATCGACCTGGCGCGCCTGTGAATCAGAAAGCGTTTTTCCTAACTCTTCAGCGCGTGATCGCAACTGCTGGCGCAATTTAGCCTGGCTAAATATATCCATGCCCGTCGTAACGTCTGGCGCGGCAAGCGTTGACTTGGCTTTGACTTCCTGCAACAACGCCATTTGATCAATGGGTTTGCTCATTTTGGCGTACTGAGCAAGGTAATTTCTAAACCCTGGTGTTGCCGTTTCAAGCACATTATCCAGCACATCGCGCACGGCGATAAGTTCTTTTGCCGCCAAGCGCAACCCAGGATTGTTGTCCTCAAGTTTTCCACCAATGGCGTCGTTAATATCCTTTCGCACGTTGTAAATGCGTTCAGGCGTATTGCCAGCGTTCTCGATCCGTCCACGCAACCATCGCATGGCAACTTCAACAGGCTGGCGGTTTCCTGTTTCGCCAGCAAGTACGTTATCAACGGCGTTTGTGATTGGTGTTGTTGCAACCGGGCCAAACTCGTTAAGTGACTTGGCAAATGCCGCTTCGCGCATGGGTGCGGTAACTGCTGCGCGTTTCGCTTCAGCTGCCTCAATCGCTTGTGGCGTACCACCTGACAACCGATCAAGTAAACGCATCCTTGCGGCGTTGCTTTCGGAAATGCGCTGACCAATTAGGTTTTGCACATCAAGCGTTTTGGCAAGCGGATTTTGCAACGCCATCAAACCAGGATCCATGGATGACTCGGCAGTCATCGGGCGCGAACCTGGAACATACTCAGGTGCATTAGTTAATGCGATTTGCGCTTGCTCTGGGTTTGTGGCGGATCTGCGCAATACCTGGCCCGCGATAACCTCTCTTCCTTCACGCGTAAACGGACTAACAATTTGCTGTGCCCTTTGCCCAACATTACGCGCAACAATAGGCGCGGCACCAGGTGCCATGGAGCCAATAAGTCCAGCACCTAATTGAGATAAAGGCCCAAGACCCTCCTCACGCGCCGCACCCGCGGCAACCGCACCCGTGCCAGCTGCAATGGCCTGTGTGCGCGGATCTGTTCCGAGTTGCGTTAACACTTGGCGCGCTGTTGGTGACGTTGCTGCACGCGCACCTAGCTGCGCAGCCTTGGCAACAGTGCCCGTGCCAGAAAGTGCTTGCGCAACATCTTGTGAGATACGCTCTTGCTCTGTTTCTGGCTTTGGTACGCCAAGCGCATCAAGCAAACCTTGAATAGTTTGCGATGGCGGCGCAGCAATTTGCCTCCCTGCTGCTTGATTCATAAGCGCAACAAGTGGATCCGCCAACATAGTTGGAAGTGACGCGGCACCTGTTAGCGCGGCACGCGCTGTAAGCCCAAGTTGTCTACCTATGCCGCCAGCGGATGGCGGCTGCATTTCACGCGCTTGCGTTGCCTGTTGCATCATTTGCTGAACTGGCGAGCGTTGCTCAATTAATCCTTTGATTGCCTTTTCAATGTCCGCATTGGACATTTCATCAGGAAAATCAACGCTTCCAATGCTTGGAATATCAACCGTTTTCGCCATGATCAATACTCCACTAGTCTGCCATTTTCATATCGGTAACGTTTTTTATCAGTAGGCGCAACGGGTGGCGCTTCTTTAACTTGCGCCATAGCTGTACCAGCTGATGTAGTCATACCATTAATTGCCGTTTGCCTTGCTCGTGCCTTTTGCGCAATGACTTGTGGCGAGTCACCAATCTGAGGGAAATATGTCCTGATTTCATCAGTCATTTCTTTCTCGCCAATCGCTGCGCCTGATTCTTTACGCAACTTTGCTCGAACCCAATCCTCTTGCGCTTGACGTGCCATTTGTTGCTGAGGGTTCATTAAAGACCTTTCTGCAACACCACCAACAAACGGAATAACTGACGCTGCCGCGGCAAACGGCCCTGCTTTCTGTTGGCTTTCTGGCACACCAGTAAGTATTTTCTCAGCCTCTATCATGCGGCTTGCAAAACCAGCTGCGTTTAACTGACCTTCCGTTGGCTTGTTCCCGCTACCGCGTACGGTTTCACCTGTTGCCGTTGTAACGGGCATGGCATAACCAGCACCAGGTACAACAGGAACATATTGCAACCCTTGATCTGTTTCCTTGACGGTAAACGCGCCACGGTTAAATTCTGCTTGGCGTAAACCAAGTCCAGCGCGCTCAAGGCCCAATCGTTGCTCATCAAGCCCAACGCGTCGCTCTTCAAACCCAAGTCGTCTAGCTTCAGCTGGCCCAATAGCCTTAGGAATTCGATTGGTGATCGTTCCGGTGGCCTTGTTTTTGATGATGATTTCTGCGCCCGTGTCGTACTGTACTTCGTCTGGCGTTGGTTCAACGCCAATAATCTTAAAGTTTCCTCGCTTGCTTACTGTATAGCTAACTGGACTTCCATTGATTACGCCAGTGTTGATGGTTGTCCCATATTCCTCTGGCTTGACGTTTTCACCAATGTATTTAACCGCTTCAGCGTACGGCATTTGCGAAGCAATCAATCGTTGCTCTGGCGAAAGACTTGCGAATGGCGATGACGCTTGAACGGCTTGCTCTTGCGCTTTTGCAGCAGCTTGCGTTGGGCCGCCGCCTCCGGCCATGGCCGCCTGTCCTGCTTGAAATTGTTGCGCTGCACTAGGTTGCGCGGTTAATGCTTGTCGTAATGCTTGCTCGCGTTTTTGTTGCTCCATCATTTGCGCAAACTGCGCACCGACAATCTGCTGCTGCAAGGCTTGTTGACGCGCTTGCTGTAAACCTTCCGCGGCAGTGCCGCCACGAGCAAGCGTTGATCCGATATTAGCAAGCGTCATCCATCGTTGACGCATACGCTCTTCTTCGTCCATGGGTGGCGTTGGCAAACCAGGAATCATGGTTGCACGATCAAGACCTGTACCAAAGCGTTGCAAGATATTAGGCGATGCGCCTTGCATGGCGGATTCAGGTGAATTCGGAACCGTGCTGTATGAAGGCCCGCCAAACAGAAAGTCTAAAAGTGCCATGTTT